CGCCGAACCCGTTGGCCAGCACCGTAGTCCAGCCGTAGTTCACATAGGCCGGCTCGTCCGCGTCAGCGTCCGCCTGTTTGAGTGCGAGGTAAGTCTCGAGTCCATCAGCGATCCAGCCCGTCGACGTGGCCGGTGTCAGGATCGCGTGCTCAGGGACCATGCTTCCACTCGCATTCTTGTAGCGAAAGAACAGTCCCATGTCACGCGCGTTTAGGCGCACCACTGCCCAGTGCGGCTCCTCCGGTGAACCGACTTCCTCCTCCCAGAGGATTTCCGCCGGCCCGTTAGGCTGTGCGCGTAGATATGTCTCACCTACTGCGAAGTCCGCGGTGCGGAAGGCGTAGTCCACGGTTTGCGTTAGCCGACAGACCACGATACCATCGGTGATCACGCGCCCCGCGCCTTGCGCGGAGATCGGCTCGACGACCACCGCAAGCGGACCGAGATCGCCGGCCTCAGGCACGCGCACCTGAACGTGGTGCTTGTCGATGAAGGCATCATGTGTCAAGTAAGGCATATCAACGATCATCACGACGTCGTAGATCGCGAGGTCGGCCGAAGAAGGATTCAGTGCGGTGATGTAGTTGGCCGAGAAGCGCAGACTGTCTCGGCGTGCACGATTTGTAACTTGTAACTGCCCGCTGATCTCGTTGACTTGAATACCGTGCGCACCATAAGAACGACGTAGTTGACTAACACCACCAACGAGCGAGTTGTGATCCTGCGCTCGGATAGACTGACCGACTCGAACTTTTTCCACGTTAGGCTTTCTTATACGGCAACTGCGTAAAGTCGCCGCCCTCGTACACGTGCGCGACGTGCACCGATTTTATGCCCTGCACCTTTTTCGCCTCGCCCGCTACTTCGTCAGTCCTAGAGCCATAACGCAGCCAGAGGTACTCCCAGCCCTTCTTATCCACGACCTCGATAGCTCCATCGATAAGTTCAAACTCGAGCGCGTCCTGATTCTTCTCACCCAGGAACACGTGCTCTAGTTGCACCCAAGGATCAAGCACATCGGCCGCATCAGGATCAGGTTCGGTGTAGGAGATGCGCGCGCCGAGATAGAGCAACTCCCAAAGCTCCCAACCTTCGAATGGTGCTTCGTTGACCTTGCCGACTAGATCGTAGATCGTGTCCTTTAAGTTTTGATCAACTTCAGAAAGTCGACGCCATGTACGGAAGGAAACTGTGGCCTTTGGCACGTGCACATCGACACCTTCGACCTCGTCACCGTTCAGGCCGATGGCGGTACCGATGTCCTCAGTATCTGGAAAGTGCCGCTGATACGCCTCGTTCTTGACCGCGGTGGTGTGCAGCATCTGCGTCGAGACTTCTAAATCCCAGCCGTCGCGGTGCTGTGCACCCGTCTCGTCGTCGTCCTGCGGATCGCGCGTATAGGTGACCGTGACCTCACAACGTTTTTCTTCCTCGACCTTGAGCACACGGCTCTTTTTGTCCTTGACGCGCATGAGCGTCGGCCCGCTCGCCGGCACATAGTACGCGCCATAGGCCGGCACACCCGCCGCGCTGGCCGCGTCAAACGGCTCGTCGAGGCCGGTAACTTGAAACTTGCGTATCAACGTGTGCGCATTTCCAGAACGCGAGTACTCACGCGAGTCGTAAAGTTCAGTAACTACTATGGCCATGCGTCAGCCTCCTGCGTAGCCGGGTTCAACGTCCAAATCCTCGATGCCGTCCTTAATGTCGCGCAGCAAGTCCGTATGTTTTCTCGACTCGGAGACAATGTCACCGAGCGTACGTTGACCTGCCTCGCCAAGGATGCCCGCGCCACGTCCCGAGAAAGTGCCCGTGATGATACCCGCGAGGTTCGCACCGACGCCTGCACTGATACGTTCCGCGGCGGCGACGATCTCACCTTCTCGTGCAGCCGCGATCTGCTTGGCTTCCCATGCTCGGGCTTCCTCGGGAGTCGCCAGCCACGGCGCAGCGCGTCGCTCTGCGGTGCGCTCGGCCGTGCGCTTGGCTTCGATATCAGTTAGTGCATCAGCCGCGACCTTGGCCTGCGCCTTGATTGAAGCTAACTCCGTCTCTTGTGCCTTCGCCCGCGCGTCATGGCGCTCGATCCAACCGTCCTTGACAAGTTTCAACTCCGTTTCGAGCCGCTTCTTTGTCGCTTCGCGCGTGGCTTTCGCCTCTTCGGCGAGTGCGTCGGCCGCCGCCTGTGGACCGGCTTTCGCTAATTCGACGATCTCATCTTGCATCTTCTGACGAGCCGCGATCGCGTCGGCGATGTACTTTTCCTGAATGCTTGCTTCGATGTTTGTCTGCGTTCGCAACTTCGCAATGTAATCGTCATAATCACGCACGCGCTCCTCTAAGTAGAATCGTCGATAATCTTCTGCTAGACGAAGATACTGACGCGTAAGCTCCGCTGTCTCGCCTTTAGCCATAAACTTAAGATCCAGCCACGCCTTCTTCGCGCGATAGACGATACGGTCCCACATCTCGATGGCCGCGCCCGCGATCTTCCAGAACTGTTCCTTGAGTACGCCGGTCAGCCAGTTCCAGCCGACCTGTAACGAGTGCCAGACGAGCTCTGCCGACGTCACGATGCTATCCAAGCCCTGAACTATAAAGTCACGCGCTCTGACCCACGCCGTCACGATGTACTCCCAAGCCGAGACGAGATAGTACTTTATCTTCACCCCGCCAAGTTCAAAGTCTCCAATCAGATTTGTGAGGCCTAAGTCGATATCACCCATCGCGTCCGAGATGGCAAGGAGCGACAAGAGCATGACACCTGCCACGCCCGCCGGTGACATCAAGAAGCCCAGCAGCTTCACGGACGCGACCAGCGTGAGCAGTGCTGCGCCAGTTGCCAAAATAGCAGTCGTCATCTTCGCATAAGTAATTATAGCCTGCTTGTTTGCCTGCACCCACTTTATGGTGCTTTGAATGATGTTTAGTAATTGCGTACCGTACTTTCGTGCAGCGGGCTCCAGTGCTTCGCCAATGGATCGAGTAAACTCGACAAACGCGGCGCGTGTGCGCTTTAACATATACTGCAAACTCTTTGTTTGTTTTTCAAACGCTTCCTGCGCCATACCCGCGCGCTCAGTCATAAGGTTCAAGTCGAAGGTGTAGCCTGTGAGATCTTGTACGACCGGCAGAATGCCGCGCAGCGCCCGACGATTGTTAAAGACCTGCGCGACTGTTTCCGCAGTAGCGCCTTGTAATTTTTGCAGTACACCGACCAGTCCTTCTGTTCGCAGCGTGTTAGTGTTTAACTCGATGCCAAGTTCCTTTGCGGCCTTTTGAGCATCGGTCGTCGGTCGCAAAAATGTCGACAGGATCGAGTTGAGCGCTGTGACTGCGATACGCGTTCGCACACCATTCCGCGTCATGGTCGCAAGCATGGCGCCCATTTCCTCAAGTCGCAGACCTGAGACCGATGCCGTCGCAGCCACCATACCGATCGCCGGCGCAAGTTCGTTAAACGTCGTCTTACCGCGCTTGACAACTGCAAATAGGAGGTCGCTTACATCGATAGCCTTATCTGAGGCGATCTTGAAACTCTTTAGGATTGTTGTAAGGGCGTCAGCCGCAGTCCCGGTATCTGTGACACCCGCGCGTGCTGCGATCAGGCTCGCCTCAAGAACCGTTAACGCGTCCTTCGCCTCTACTCCAGCCGACAAGATGTCATAAAGTCCCTTTGCAATGGTGCCCGTAGCTTCACCAAACTTAACCGAAAACTCTGCTACACGTTTCGAGAAGATCGGCAAAAAGGACATGTCTGCTTCGGAGAGCATCGTCGAGACATTCGCCATTTCAGCCGAGAAGCGCGCCTGTGCGCGCAAGCCCAGCGCGATGGGCGTCGCCATCGCCACGCCTGCAAACATGAGTTTCTTGCCAAGCTTATCCGCTGCGGTAACGAAACCTCGAAGTTTTCCACGCGCCCCACGCAACGCGCGCACGAGCGGCGTGTCATCACCGCCAATGGCGACCTGCGCACCACCAGCGCGAATGTCACTTACGGCTGCGGGCATTCAACTCTTCCTTTACAGCTTCGTACCGCCGCATGATCTCGGCCTCGGACAGATCATCAGGGAGCTTGTCCTTAACGGATTCGCGCCACTGATCGAACTGCGTCACATTCAAGGAGCGATGTTGCGCACGCAACGGATGAAAATCCTCTACACTGAACCGTCGCTTCGTGAATCGCGGAATGTGGAAACACAGCCATGCGGTATGATCCCACGCCCGCATCTCCCTTGCGTCAGCGCGCCACTTCAGTTCCTGTAATGAGTAACCCCACGGTTCGACTCCCGCGATTGCCGCTAACTCGTGGACATCTCGCCAGGTCCAGGCGCGCTGCTTTGAGGGTCCGCGCTAGGTTCCTCTCCCTTTGCTTCACCCTGCGGGAAGAACTTAATCACGGCGTCGATACCGACCATGAGCGCAGCTTGAATCTCGGTATCCGTAATGCTCTCGCAAAATTTGTCAAAGGACACCGACGCGCCGTCGATTGACGACAACGGATCCGCTCCTTCACCTGGCCGACAGGCGTCATAGAGAAAGTACAAGAGATCGCCGATCTTCCCAAAGAGCGTCGCGCCCATCTCCAATACCAATGTCGTGGAGATGGCAGCGTCGACCTCCTTAAGCGACTGCGCGATCCAAGGCGGCTTTACGGGCTTCTTACCCTTGCCGCGCGCACCCTGCTTAATGGCGCGCGATGTCATGGTAAACACAGTTTCCATGACACCGACTCCTGTACGTTCCTCCAAGTGCCGCACTATCAACGCTGTGACGCGCGGTTCCCATTCTCGCCCGGTTTTGTCCTTGAATCGCATCTCGCTCCTCCAGATTCGTAGGGCCGCGGCCCCATTACCGCGGCCCCCGAACTCTACGTTAGCTGGCCGATCCGACGACCTCGATGGGCCCGCAGCCACGCATGGTCACGGGCATCACCACGCCGTCACTGATCGGCTGGCCGAACCGAAGCCCGGTGAGGAACACCGTGCCCTTGAAGCCGTTCCCATCCTTATCCAGGAACTGCGCTTCAATGTTCGTGCCAGCCAGAAAGGCGTCGCGCAGAGCCTTCAGCTGTGCGTTCGTGATGACCCACAGCAGGTCCACCGATGCGGTGAACTCTTTCAGACCCTGAATGAACGCCTTCCAGCCGTTCGCCAGGCGCGTGGTCGTCTCGATTTCGTCCGCCGACATCTCCAGCTCGACGTCCTGCGCGAGTCCGACCGTGTCACCTGCGGCCTTCAGCACGCACTCGTAACCGGCCTGCCCGGGACACGCAAACGTCATCGTTCCTCCTCTCTAGGCAGGGACCAGTGCACTGGATAGTAACGCCACGCTGTTGATCCAGCCCTCGGTACCGTCCCGGAGGGACACCCGGTACCACAACGTGCCGGACAACGCGCGTGGACGCACTTCCAGAATTACCACCTCCGGGTCCTTCACTCGCCGCATCCGTCCAACATCCCCTAGCGCGAGACTTCCGAGATCGTCTGTGTGTACCGGCATCACCGGTACCTCGCCCTGGATTTCGTAGGCCGAACCTACTCGTAAGACGATCACGTGGTCACCTTGGCCACTCGGATTCTCGCCGCGATCAGCTTTCCAGGAAAGCCATCAGGATCGTCCAAGGTCTGTGGAGGATCGGCTTCACAGCCCCAGAGCTCGTAGCCCTCAGCTTCGAGCAACGACCGTAGATCCGCTCGATTCATCCTCTCCCAAATTAGCAGGCCGAGTTTGTCCAGCCGAAGCGACGAGCGCGTTCGGTCTTCGTAGACCCGAATGTCTACGAACAGAAGGGCACCCTTTCGGTCCCTACATCCGAACAACGGCCCTGCAACCTGGTCGATGATGATGGACGGATATCCACAGTCCTCTGGGATCACCGCCGTTGTAAAGATGGCCGGCTGTTGTGGCTGTCCGGTCTCGAATGCATACCTGGCCAACAACTTCGTGATGTCCGAAATGTCGAGCAGGTACCTGTAGACCACGCGCCGAATCATGCCAGCCTTCTTCCCGTAAACAACGCTCGGTACTTCGCGTTCAAGCGTTTTCCAGTACGAGTTGTCGAAAGGGGCAGACCCGCAAAAAGTCGCGGAAACTGCGCCGCCATGCGGTAGAGCGCGGGCCGCATGAACGGCCGCTTCGGATGAAATCTTCCACCGAACTCGTGCACCGCACCGTACCACGCCTTTGCGCGCGGACCGACAATGACTATGTTCGGAGTAACCAACGCATAGTCGATGCTCGCACGCAACACGCCCGACTGCTTGTGCGGTGGTGTACCGGGCGCGCTGGCCTGCTGATAGTAGCCCGACTTGAATCGCCCAAGCTCATCACGCTTTTGTTTTCCGATGAAACGAAGCTTTCCTCCTTTCTTCATGCTCCGCTGAGCGTCGACTTTAACGAGAAGAGCGCATTTGATTAGGCGCGGCCCCGTGGCCTCGCGCACCGCCTGGCGCACGCCACGTTCATCGAGCCAAAACCTACTACGCTTCGTGATCCTCATGACAGCACCGGCTCGATGGGCTTTTCGATCTTCTCGACGACCAGCGTCTTGGACCCGGTGCCCGCGACGCGCTGGATACTAATTACACGATAATAAGTAGGCATCGTGCTGGGCGTGCCATCGGTCGGTGTCGCGGAACTACCACCGCTCGGCATTACATCGCCCGGCTTACTGTACATGCCATCCTTCGTACTGTATAGAATGAACACGTAGACGCGCCCGTTACTAAGACCGGTAACTTCGACGCTGCCAGAGCCGATAGACTTCAGTGCAGGATTCCAAGTCCACGCCTGCGCGCTCGCCAAGCGATAGCCGACATACACGGTATCTGCCGAATCTGCCGCCACGACGCCCACGGTTACCTTACCATCATTAGCTGTAAGTGCTGACAGCGCGGGAGCCGTTGGCACCGGCGGACAAGCCGTGCCGGGATTGCCCCACCAGCCGTGTGGTGTAAATC